CAAGCGAACAATAGGCCAGCCACCATCCGACCAGTAGTCATCCCAGTACGGCACTTCCCAAGACGCTTTTTCAAGGATCAATTCCATATCACCAGACTGCAAGACTTCCGGCGACAGGTTTAGCGGGTACGGACATTGTTCGCAGATCGCTAAGTGAACGTAGTCACCCAAAACTTCCAGTCCCTTGACTCTCTTGTCTTTGGACCCAAGCTTAATGTTCTGGCCTGCGCCGTTTTTGCTGTAAACATCCCAATACTCTACTAGGTCGTGAGTGACCCCAGCAGTAGAGCCGTTCCCGTTTCGCGTTGCTCCACCTGACATACTGTCGTTGGCTGACTTGCGAGCGTACTTTCCCTTGAGTGATCCGGGGGCAAGACCAAACTTTTCTTCAACGATGTTCACGGGCTGGCAGTTTCGCAAAGCGATCCATGTCACATCCCGCCAATACTTGGCGTCAGGATCAACCAGCAAATCCTTATTGGTCCGATATCGGCTGCGTGCCATCTTTGGCCCGCCCCCAGGCGGCTGCTCCATCTCGATATGCAACAATCCCAACCCGGTAATGATCGCCTCAGTAATAGCCAGCCTAGCTTCGTCCTGCTTACTACCCTCCTGCTGGATATAGTTGCTGATAGCCTCTAGGATCGCACTGTGGTCGCGATCAATAACCGAAGCTTTTTCGTCGTTGTCTACGCTCTGCTGATACTGCTGGTACAGCATCTGGACTCCTTGGATTACATACGGATCTGTGACGACCCCCTGCTGAACAGCTTGCGTCATCGCAAGCATCTGCATCGCTTCTGGGTTTCCAGCGTAAAAAGTCTCAATACTGATATCTGGGTTGCTTCTCGGTGTCACCGCAATTGTAGGATTCTGGTGGTAGAGGACAGGACCAAACATCGAGACAGCCTCGAACAGTCGATTTACCGACATCTCAAATTGGGGCATCGAAATGTCTTTCGCCAGAAAACCATCATGACCCCCTTTCTTCAAATCCGACCACATTTGATTCACAGGGCCATCATAAAACTGCATGGCTTCATCAGCGTAAATATCAAATTTAGATTTACGGTCTTTTCTCGCAGACGCGAAGACCCTCTTCCATCGATCAACGATGGGCTGAAGAGGATATTTGGCTCCCGCCGCCTGCTGCGGTTGTGGTCCGTATTCGTCCATATCCGAACTACCTTGCTTCCAGTTTTGAGATTCGTTTGCCTAAGCTTTCGATCTGTTCGTCAAAATACTTTTTTTCGTCCGTGAAATCCCACACGCCGTCCACATCCATTCGCAGATCAGGGTTCGTGCTAAATCGAGTGTCGTCCTTGTGTAGGACTTCGACGTAACCCTGCCCCCGGAACGCAACTTCGATGGACTTCTCGCCCACTCGCATGACATGAGCTATGTCCGCATTGTTCTCGGACACTGTCGCTCGATGGTAGAAAACCACAAGTTGACCGCGTGTCGGTTGTGGCATCTTCCACGCAAGTGGCTCCGGTGGTTCGGCGTCAATCTGTGCAGCGACTGCCACTGGTTCATAGCTCGAAAATGATTCAGTAGTGCGAGCGACTACGGGTTTACGGGTTGGTGATTTCTTAGCCATTTTCAAACACTCCAGTTGGTCCCAAAATTATCGTGCTTGTAAATCCAAAAGGATTTGCTGCCTCCTGCCGCAAGCGTTTTCGCTCCTTGAATTGTCGAACCCGACGCTGGCCGGGTGTCTCTACCCGCCTTCGGCCCTTTGGGGCGACGTAGGGCTGTCTTGTGTCAGTCAGGTAGGCTGACAGGTATTCCATGCACTCGACGGCGTGAGTGTTAGATCGTCGGTTCCCGGTGTCCGTGACATTTCCGTTGACCTTCTTTTTCCTGAAACGCCGCATCTCCCGATCAAGATTTGGACATCGATCAAAGTCAAATATCAACTGAGGACTTCCGCTGCCACCGACCGACAACATTCCTCTCATCACCTCTTCGCGATAAGCGATGACGGAACAACCCGGAATGAATCTGTGCTTCGTTTCGACGCACTGCACATCCTCTTTTTTCATCTCCCGCTCATATGCTTCGCGCGGGGCGATTCCTGTATCGATGGATGTTAGGTTTCCACCATGTGAGTCAATGATGAACGACTGAAACCAATCTCCTGCTGTTTTTCTGGCTAGAGCAAAAGCTATCTTCCTGGCGTCACATTGGTGAATATAGATTTCGTCGTAAACCAAATGCCATTTGCCACTCGGTGGAGTAGCTATTAGGACCGCAGCAGCCGTTTCATGGCCGGGGTCAACAGCAAGCCGCCTGCACCAACTTGACGGGACATTTCGATCCTTAAGGTATTGATCTGCTTCGCCAGCGAGTTGACCCGCATAGCCCTGAATGTCATGAAGCCCGCGCTTCCACATCGGGTACATCAATACAGAATCCGTGACCATCTCGCCCAATGCGCGTTTTCGATAAACGTCATCGCCCATGCTTTTCCAACCGGCGACCGCAGCCTTCTTTGCCTCTTCTGGCAGGTACGGATTACTTTCCATCGATATGCGAAAGACAACGGTCGTAGGTTTCGTTCCGCCTCGTTCATGGGACTCTTCTTGAGATTCCGCTCGCTCCGCGAAACGTGCCATGCAATCGTTTTCATCGTGCGGCAACGCCGACCAAAGCAACCGACCGCTGCGGTCAATCAAACGACCAGCAGCCTCCTCGTACCACGATGGATCGAGGATATCCTCATCGATTAAACAACAGTCCAATTGGAAGCCCTGTTCCGGCTTTGCTCTGCTGGAAAATGCCATGATTTCCCAACCACTTTTCAGATAAACATTACTGAAAACTTGCTTCGCTCTATCCTTCCAAACGATCTTTTCGATCATCCGGGGTGGGATCAATGGAGGTGCTGGCTTCGCCTCTTTCTCGCGAGCTTTGTCTTGCGGAACCCACGGGCGATAGACACGCCACAACTGAGTCTCGGTATCGCGAATGATCTTGAATGCACCAGCCTTGAACAGGTAGGGATAAATTACATTCCCAATATTAAACGCCTTATAACCAACGATGGCTAACTTACCATCTCTTAATGGATACTTTCCGTAGGGATCTTTTCCCTGAACCGCTCTTGCTACCTCGACAAACGCGGCGAGGCTTTTTCCACCTCGGTTGCCACCCATTAACATACATTCTGGCGCATTGCATTTATGAAACTCTTCCTGAGTTGGTTGAGGAACGTACAGGTTGAGAGACTCAAGCCGACGCTGCGCGATCTCGTTCGCGACTCGGATCGCCTTCTTCTTAGCGAAGTTGCCGTTCCCTTTTCCAATTAGTTCCATCGCGTCCACTGGCATGGACCCAGAATCACTCACCATGCTTCACCCCCGCATCAATGACCCTGTCGTTCAGGGTTGGGATCGCGGTCGCGGGAAGCGAATTGCTCTCCTGATACTCAACCAAATGCTGCCGCATCACCTCAATCAGGTCGCGTTCCTCCATCATGTCCAACTGACGTTCGGCTAGACCAAGGGTCGTGACCTTCGACGCTAGATTCATCATCATGTCATGAATCTTCACTCGCTTCTGGGAGCCGGGATCACACGCCAGGTATGTGGCGAACAAGTGTTTCGCCCACCCGTTCACCCCACCAAAAGGACGCAACATGGACTCAAAGATTTCATTGATATGTGGATCGAATGACCCGCCATCCTTGAGCGTCTCAAGAGTCTGTAAACCCTGTTCTTCTAGAACTGCAAGACGATGATCTAACTGATCTTGCTTGGCTTGATCAGCGATCTTCGTTCGACACTCTTTGCAGACATCCCGATGACCGTCCTCTTTGGAAACATCAACGTGAAACAGATCGAGAGTTTTTCGCTGACCACAATGCGTGCAAAATTTGCAGCCAGCTTTGTTAGCTTCTGCTTCGATAGGGTCAGGAATTTCGTTCTGCAAAGGCATCTGATTATCCATAAAAAAAGCGGACGAACCAACAACGCGGCTCGTCCGCTGAATACCATACTGGCCTTGCCGCTATCGCTCAGACCCATTCAGGGGCAAGCTCTACTTCTACGAGCAGACCGTCATCAGCGGGAGTCGTACTCGCTTTGAGCGTGGTCCCAAGGATCAAGCCGTGGTCAGTGCTGAGAGTTGCGTCAGCAACCACGCCAAGGTCACCAGCTTTGATTGCGTCACCAGCCGTCAGTGCGACCGCTGTCGCGCCTTGACGAACCTTGCTCGGACCACGAACAATTCCATAGAAAAGGTCGTTGTCGGCAACAGTGGAAGCCCCAAGTGATGGGTCAACCACCAAGCAGCAACGGTCCCCGGCAGAACTCTTGGCGGCAGCGATGCCAACGCCAGCGTGTCCACCATCGATGTCAATCACGATGATGTCGCCAGCAGCAAGAGTGTCACCAGTTTTGTTGCGAAGGATGCGAGCGGTT